GACAAGCTGGAGTATCTGGATGAGCTGCTGGCGCTGGTGCAGGAGCTGAGGAAGGGAGGGTGAGGAGAGTGCAGGATAAAAAAATGACAACCTGCCCGCATTGCGGAAAGGTCGTCAAAAAAGGGAACTTCTGCAATAAATGTGGCAAGAAGCTGGCTAAGATATGTGACTGCTGGTTGATGAAGCGCCCATATCATTGCAGCTTTCAGAAGTGCCCTGATATGTCAGACTTTACATTATTGCTTCTGCATATTCAGCAAGACCAAAAGCGTAGGAAATACGTTTTTCTGGCACCAATCCTTGAAGCAATCAACATGGTAAGGAGGAAGGGGGTGTAGGAAGATGATAACGATAAAAGCAAAAATGACTACTGCAAGCATGAGAGAAATAAAAAGCATCGTTACCGCTATAGAAAATATAGGAGCAAGCTCATGCGAACGCATAAACCTGCTCCTAGAGGTAGACTGCTTAGCCGATAGTAACAAGCAGAATGTCGTTACTGCTGCAGCAGACAGTGGTATCACCGACAAAAGTCAAGGCGGTATCGGGATTTAGAAGGCTATCGTATGGCTCAGAAACACATTTGCGGCCAGCGTAGACTTCTTTCAAATTCTGCACATCAGCATATTTCTCGCTTTTGAAAGTAATTCTTGCGTTCACAGTTGCACCTCCTTCCTGTCCAAGGTTTAGTAGAGAATTTGAGGGTGAAAAACAGTTCATCTACTACAATAGTATTATAATACAACATCTTGTGCAATGTCAAATAGTCAAATACAAATATGTTGTGGAGGTGCGTTGAATGTTGAAGTTAAAAGAAATTAGAGAAGCCAAAGGCGTATCTAGATACCAGCTTGCTAAAAAAGCAGGTTTGCAATATCGAACAATTCCTGCTATCGAAAATGGCGGTGATGTAAAGTTGAGCACTTTAAAGCGTTTAGCCGATGTTTTGAATATAAGTGTTAAAGATTTATTTGCAGATTAGCACTGGAAGCGTAGCGGTGGAAAAGAAGGGAGGTGGAGGATGATGGACAAGGAAACAGAATTAGCTGTGCTTATGTCAATTCAAGAAGAATTAAAAAAAGTACAGCTGGAAAATATAAAAACTCCGGGCGGTCCGCGCCTGCTGACCAGTGACCTCAATAGCATTGCTACAGATATTATAAAACTGTTGACGTTGCATAAATTCAGTACAACAGATCTAGGCATTGTTTGTTCGTTGGTTATCTATCGTCTGACTGGACAATGGGTAATCATAAAGCTCGAATGACGTCCGTTGCTAACGGTTCCACAATCCTAAGTGCGATAGAACCTAAAGCTGTAAGCTTTGGTCGCAATGTATTCCAGATTGTGTCGTTTCTGACATATTCTAAAAATGTATATCCGTCATTGGTGATGCGATTGATATACCAATTCTCAAAATCGTATCCCAGTAAACAGTTTCCTAATTCCAAATAATTGCTGTCAGCTAGTAGCTTTACATGTAGAGCAATCGTTTGGTAATCATCAAGATTTCTATCGAGCCAAATCTCGGATATGTTGGTGTGGATGCACGGCAATGCTTCCAAATCTAACATGATCTGACGCATTAAATTTATATCGCGTTTCAATGCAAATCACCTCCTGCCTGTAGCTTGATTATAGCATAGATGCGGAGAAGTGAGGGAAGAAAGGAGGGGACATGATGGCTGAGGTACTGTACATGTCAATCAAGGATTACGCTAAGCACGTATCAGCCAGCGTAGGCACCATCTACGATATGTGCCGGAAGGGCAAGCTGCCGGCCGTAAAAATCGGCGGCTGGCGCATCAATGTGAAGCGTGCTGATGAAATGCTGGAACAGCTTTGCAATGAGCACATGGCTGGATATACTCCAATGATAAAGCCGGCTAAGGTCAATATTCGCACTGCCAATGCCGGCAATAGCTACCTTGCTCGTCTGGAGCAAATCCGTAAGGGCGTTGTGTAAAGGAGGGGAACGATGATGAAAAAAGTATTGTTCATTCTGCTGGCAGCCTGCTGCATTTTGGCGGCGTATGATTACAGCTGTCCGGAAGAAAAATTTGTTGTAAAGACAACCGCCGGAGAGGGTGACACGCTTTGGCATTTGGTGGGCTCCGTAATGGAGCGCGAAGGCGACCGCAGAGACATTCACGAGGTTATCTTTTATACGCGCCAAATCAGCAATATCAAAGGTGACCTGCAGGTGGGCGATGTGGTTTTAATCCCCATCGAGGTGCGCAGATGAGCACTGCTGGCATGGACAAAAGAAAAAGAGCATTGATATTGGCGTATCAATGCTCTAAGAAGTGAAAATATAAGAAAAAGAATTAAATTGTTCACACGAAAGTGAAAACAAAAGTAAAAAGTGAAATCATACATATTATAACACAAGGAGTGAAATCAATGCAGATTAATTTTAAGTTAGAAAGAAGAATCGGTGCTCTTAGCGAGAACCCTTCCGGGTACACCAAGGAGCTGAACGTGGTTGTCTGGGATGAAAAATACACAAAATATGACCTGCGCACCTGGAACCCTAACGGTAAGCCTGGCAAAGGCGTGACGCTGACCAAAGAGGAGCTGAAGAAGCTGTATAAGCTCATCGGCGAGGAAATCCGCCAAATGGGAGGCCATAATGAGTAGCATGGCCCGAAAGAATAAGCGCCGTGTCGCTTTTAAGTGTGCCAAACAGGGTATTGCTCCTGCGCAGGCCATTGCGGCATCCGCTGCACGTGAAATCAAAGTAACAAAGGAAGCAGCGGCTGAGACCATGGAAGTCTTGCTGCAGGCTATAGCGCTCGTTGCGGCGCACGATTATGGCAAGCTCAACGCTAAGGATACCCGCCTGGATGTTTTAGCCAAACAATTATACCAACGCAGCATTCAGGTTAAGAAGCGCCAGCTGAATGAAGAGGAAAACAAAACCTGCCAGCGCTTTGCCGGTGCGGTCATGGAGATTTGGGAGGAAGAGGAGAAGAAGAGCAATGGAAAAGATTAATTATTATGCTGTAGCACGTAGCATGTATGGCTTGCTGCGCAATAAACGCATCAGCTACAAAGGACATCTGCTTGTTGAAGCTCGTAGAAAAGCACGCCATCAGGTATCTAATTTTGTTTTGCATCGCAAAGCACGTAAATTGAAAGACATGGAGGGTTAGCAATGGTATTAACTGAAGGACAGAAACAGGCAATTAAAAAGCTGGATAAAGAAATGGAAGCAGCCAAGGATCCATGCTCTAAGTATATTGCTGAGCAGCTGCTGCAGCTGGCAACTTCCTGCCCGGAGGTCGCAGAAAAAATCCTCGAGCAAAAGAAAACCTTGGCTGGGGCGCTGGATGCTATAAAGGCAGAAGCCAAGAAGCACGCTGTTGGCGGCTGTGGCTGCGTGGATGAGGCGCAGGCGGTTGAGATTGCCTGTAAATATTACAACATCAAGGCCACAGAGCCTGCAGCAGGGGCAACGGCCGCGCACCAAGCGCTTGGCAAAGCGCTTGAAACGTCGATGGATACTGGCACTGGCGCTGCTGCCGTAAGTGTCAATCTTGATGATTTTTTCTAATTTCAAGAAGGTGAAATCAATTGAAAAAGAAGGAAATAGAGCAGGCGGTTGTTAAGTGTTGGCCTGAAAGCAGAGAAAGACTGCTGGGCGATAAAGATTTCCTGCACTTTATGCGGTATTTCCCTGCTGGCATTGGCGATAAAGTGAAACGCTATTTTAATCAGGTAGCCACGGGAAACGAAAACTTTTTCATGGTGCCTGACCGTGAAGATAAGCAAAAGGCCATATGCAGCAGGTGTGGCAAGCACATTGTTCTTGCTAAGTTTAAGTTAAGCCATAAAGACAGAACAACTTGCCCGAAATGTGGAGCAGATGGTGAGGTTGTACATGCCTGGCGAAGAGCACGTACCCAAGCGAAGTATTATTTTACATATTTTGAACGTGCTCTGTATGACAAAGAAGCTATAATCGCTCGCAGCTTTGCTGTCTATCGCTGTATATGCACCGATACCGGAGAAATATTTGACGATTATGTTCCACGTGAATATTACCTGATGCGCAAGGGGGAAGCAATCCATTGGACGCATGAATGCGATTTTTGGGGTCATGAATGGTGGAGCAAAAGAAGAAGCTTGTACAGCAAGGATTATGTTATGGAGCTTAGCGGTTACCAGGTATGCCTTGGCTTAGACAGGCTGAAGCCGCTTTTAAAGGATAGCTGGCTAAAATACAGTCAGCTGGATGCTTTCATCAGGCTGACAGGAGCAGAAGATGCTTTCCGGTATATAGAGCTTTATCAAAAGCATCCGCAGCTGGAGCACATAATGAAAATGGGACTGTGGAACATAATAGCGGAAGGCTTACGATGCCACAGCTTCCGGAGTATATTCAACTGGAAGGGCAAAACACCTAAGGACCTGTTTGGAGTGCCGATTGGCAAAGGAGATATGCTTGCACTATCAGCTTTGGCGGTGGATATGGATACATTTCACCTGGCGCTGTATCTAAAGAAAAATTCGCGCTTTAGTCTTACGGACCTTGCACAAAAGCGCAAGGAGCTGGAACGGCTGAGTAACTTCGACACATGCGAAAGGTTTGACACATTGAAAGGCTATGGCGTTTGCGCAGAAGAGACTTTAAAGTATATCCTTCGACAGCAGCAGAAAAAGACAAGATACCAAAGCATCCGAGGAGTTCTTATCGACTGGATGGATTACTTGAAAGACTGCAATGAACTTGGCTTAAGTCTGGAAGATACGGCAGTGCTGAAGCCGCATGATCTGCAGCAGGCACACCAGAACATTATTGCACAGCTTAAGATTAAAGCGGATGAGGAGCTTGATAAGCAGATGGCCAAGCTTAAAGAAGAACGCAAGCGGTACAACTTTGCTGCCGGCGGCTTTATAGCAAAGGTTGCCGAAAACTCAACGGAGCTTATTGTTGAAGGCAAAGTCCTGCATCATTGTGTAGGAACATATGCAGATAAACACGCCAAAGGCAAATGCACCATTATCCTGATACGCAGACTTGAAGAACCGGAAGTGCCATTTTATACAATGGAGCTTGTTGGTCCTGAAAAGCGAATCATTCAGGTGCGCGGTAACCATAACTGTGGCATGACGCAGGAGGTGGAAGCCTTTGTTGAGAGCTATAAAAAATATTTAGCAGAGCTAGGGAAGAAGAAGGGAGCGAAAGCAGCATGAATGACCTGCAGGTAACGCGCACACCGGAGATGGTGGCGGCGGAAATCAATTTAATCAAGGACCAGACACGCAAGCTGGTCCTGAGCAATAGCATCCTTATCGGCAAGAAGCTGAAAGAAGTTAAAGAGATGCTGGAGCCTGGGCAATTTGGCAAATGGCTTACCGAAGCGGTAGATTTTAGCCAAAGCACGGCCAATAATCTTATGCGCGTGTATGAGGAGTACGGCGCTGATCAGGGCGTATTGTTTGGCAGCGCCGCAAAAAGCGACGTCGTGGAAAAGCTGACCTACACGCAGGCAGTTTTACTCTTAGGCGTGCCGGCAGAACAGCGTGAGGATTTTATTAAGGAAACGCATGTTGAGGATATCAGCACGCGTGAGCTGCAGGCGGAAATCAAAAAGCTGAAGATGGCCAAAGAAGCTGCCGAAGCCAAAGCTGAAGCTGACCATAAGCTGACCAGAAAGACCGAAGAGAAGCTGGCCAAGGTCAGCAGGCAGGCCGAAGAGCTCAGCATGCAGCTGGCTGGTGCCGCCGAAAGCAAGAAGATTGTCGAAGCCATGAGTACTCAGCGCGATGTTTTGGAGCATGAAGCTGAAGAGCTGCGTAAAAGCCTTTATAACAGAGAGCAGGAAACAGCTATCTTAGAAGAGCGTATCAAAGAGCTGGAAGAACAGCTCAAACAGCCGGTAACAGTTGCTACAAAGACAGAGATTGTGGAAAAGGTGCCTGAGGCTGTTGCGCAGGAGCTGGAAGAGCTTCGCAGCAAGTTGGCGGAAAGTGAAAATGATGCAGGCGCTCAGAAAGAGGCGCTGGAGCTTAAGGTGGAAATCTGGGCGGTGCTCAATGGCATTAATAAGCTGCTGGAGCGTCTGGATAAAGTCCAGGATGGTAAGCTTGGCGCTGGTGTATGCAAGGCGCTGTCCAGCGCACTCGCACAGAGTCAAAATCAGATTGCCAAGCGCTTGGAAAAGTTTGAGCAGGAGGACTAAAAATGGACCTTATGATTTTGGATTTCATTATTTGCTTACTCTGTACATTGCTTGTAATGTGTTTTGCCATTGGCTATATGCATTCATATTTTAGGAGGGATAAAATATGAAACGTCAATGTCACGTATGCGGGCAGAAGAATGGCAGTTGTAATCGTTATATATTGAAGAATGGCCAAGAAGTAACGATTTGCCCGAGCTGCTTGGCGTTTAGCAATGATGAAACTGCTAAGATAGCACGTCAGGCGCATAAAGAAGGCTTATTAGTGAAAGGAGATATCAAGAGATAAAAATGAACGAGCAAACGAATGATTTAACTGACAGCTGCATTAATAAATTCCATGAGCTGGCCAACCTTTTCAAAGAAAAGAACAAGCAATATGGTGATAAAGACCAGCTGGCGAATTTTCGCAATGGAGCTATGCTACAATACGGCGATGATAGCTGGGAACATATGTATGAGACAGCTAAAAGCTACTGCTTAAAGCATGTTGCCCATGTTTTCGGTGCCAGACAAACAATTAATGATGAAAAAATTACTGAAAGCCTTGGCGATATTGCCGTATATTGCATCATCATGCAGCACATGGTGGAAAGCAATAAGCAGGCTGCAGAAAAAACAAAGGAGTATGACCATGAATAATAAGGAAGCATCAACCAATAAGGTTGACGAATTAGTCAATCGTGCACAACTGGCTATCAATGACTGGCAGTGCAGCGGCGATGTGGATTGCCTGGAAAAAGCAGCAGCATATTTGCGTGCGGCGATGATGGAAGCGGAGGGAAAGAATGAATAGCATTATTAAATTTTTACCTACTGTTGACGCACCGGAAAGCACCAGACTGCCGCAGCGCAGCACTAAGTTTTCCGCAGGTTATGATTTTTACGCTCCGACCGATATTTTTATTCCAGCCGGCGGCGAAAGCGTGCTGGTCCCGTTGAATGTCAAAGCTGTTATGCCCGGTGATATGGTGCTGATGCTGTTTATCCGCAGCAGTCTGGCGGTTAAATTCAATTTGTCGCTGGTTAACAGCGTAGGCATTATCGATAGTGATTATGCAAACAATCCAAATAATGATGGTAACATAGGCGTCAAATTCAGAAATAGCGGTTGCGAAAACATCATCATTAGAGAAGGCGAACGCTGCATGCAGGGAATTTTTGTACGTTACTTTGTAACTGAAGATGATCATGCGAGCGGCGAACGTGTGGGCGGCTATGGTTCGACAGCCCGTTAACAGACAATAAAGCAAATATCTCTGCCGCAGAGCGCAGGCCGTAGAGCTGCTGCCTCGCTCATATTTAACTAGCGGATTATATACAAGCATTGCAAATGGCGCAGACAAAAAGAAGAAGTATATCGCACGTATGCGGCCTGCGCTCTGCGGCGGAAAAAAGGAAGGACGTATAAGCAAGTGTATAATGTAGATGACTTTACCATTAATCTTGTTATAACTGTCATAGTGCTACTGATTGGCCTGGCGCTGGTGCGCGGCGAAAATGATTAAAGCAGCTAAGGCTTTTGGTGGGGCGAAAGCATATGACATATCAATAGCATGCCCCTGCAGAGAATGTGACGTGCGTTCCCCAGGTTGCGGCAGAATATGCAGCGATTACAAAAAGTATAAATTTGTCCTGGCCATACTGAATGGGAAGCGTCAGGCGAAGGCAAAAGCAGCGGCTGAATGTCGCGAGATGCGCAATGAGCGCATCAGAGAATGGAAGCATAATAAATGTTGGCCCAAAGGCTAGCGTAAATAATAGATGATAAAGAATATATGAAGGGAATACTGCGGGGCTGTTCTGCCTCGCAGGTTTCTTCATTATATAATGGAAGTTTTTTGAAGGTCCGCAGAGGCCTTTGAGGCTTGTATGTAAGTAATAACAAAGCGACCACAAAAAATATCAGGGGGATAAATCAATGGCAATGAGAATGGGCATAAGAGAAAAAACATATTACTGCCAGGGAACCAGTGAAAGCAAAAAGCCTGATTACATTGAAATTGATTTATTTCCTTTCGTGGATGTCAAATACAAACCTTGCAGAAGTGGCAGACAGAAGGCAACAACTCCGAAGCATAAAAACCTTAACGATAAAAAAGCACGCAGATATTTTAGACTGCTGGCCAAAAGCAATTTTGGCAGCAAAGACATACATCTGACTTTAAGCTATGATAATGATAACCTGCCCGATACACCGGAACAGGGAGAGAAAAGGCTGCGTAATTATATGCGCAGATTGAAAAGATTATATAAGGCTAATGGCAAGGAATTAAAATACATCTACGTTACCGAGGTTAGCAGCAAGGGAAGAGTGCATCATCATCTGCTGATTAATCGTGGCGTAGACCGTGATGCTATCGAAAAAGCATGGGGACATGGTTGGGCGAACAGCAAGCGTATTCAGGCAGAGCATGGAGGAATTGAAGCTTTGGTATGTTACCTTAGCAAAGATCCTAAAGGCCGCAAAAGATACACTTCATCCCGTAACCTTGTGAAGCCGCTGGAATCTGTAAGCGATACCAAAACAAGTCGTAAGCAATTCCAGCAGCTGACTCTTTGGCCGGAAGACTGCGAAGATATGCAAAAACATTTTGAACAAAAACATCCTGACTATCGTATCATCAGCGTGGAGAAATATTATAATGCTGTCACCTGCGAATGGTATATCAGAGCGAAGATGGAGCTTAGGGATGACTATAAGCGCAAGAAGGGAGCAAAGCGACGGAATGAATAAATTGAATTTAATATTGACTATACCGCCTAGCGTCAATCATTGCTATAAAAATTTCAACGTGATGGGACGCAGGAACCGTGTGCTTACGCCATTGGCAAGAGCCTGGAAGGAAGAGGCGTATTATATTGCTAATGCTTTGGCGCATCGGGAAGGCTGGCGCGTGCCTGAACCAGAAGAAAAGATTGTGCTGGAAGTAGTTGCTTTCTGGCCAGACGGCAGGCGGCGCGATATGAACAATACGCATAAGCTGCTTTGTGATGCCTTAGAAGGCGCATTATATCTTGATGACAAGATGGTGCTTGTGCGTGATATGGATTTTTCCGTTGACAGGAAGAGACCAAGGCTAGAGGTATGCGTATATGTGAAAGACGATTAAAACGCAAAAATTAACCTCTAAGAATATAAAACCCTAGGAAAATACCCATAATAAATTTTTAAGTTTGCATGCAGATTATCAAAACCGGCAGGAGGGCAACGTATGACTAAAGAAGAACTAAAAGAAAAGCTGAAAGGCGCTATGTATGCTCAGCGCACATTGGAGGGAGAGCTGGATAAGCTGCAGGAGCTGCGCAACCTTGCGCAGAAGGTAACGCCTGCTTATAGCCAATCGCCTGGTGGCGGTAGTGGCAATGCCCAAAAGCTGGAAAATTCCGTAGCGAAAATAATTGAGCAGGAAAAGATTATTGCAGAGTGCTGCAATGAGCTGTGCGCCCAGCTGGCAGAAGTCCGGGCTTTAGTTGCGTTGCTGCCGATGGGACCAATGCGCCTTGTGATGCAGCGCAGGTATTTGAATTACCAGAAGTGGGAACAAATTATGATTGCCCTTAATTATAGCTGGCGTGGAATGCATAAGCTGCATAGCAAGGCATTAGAGATGATTATCAAAGCTAAACGCAAATAAAGTAAAAACCTCAAGCTACATAATTGTAACTTGAGGTTTAGTTTTTAGAAAAAATGAAAAATAATTTACAAAAAAGCATTGACAAAATAATCAAGATGTAGTATAATATAATTACAGCAAGGAGGTGAAAACGAAATGTTACAAGACATAACAAATCTTGTGGACTCGCTCAGAGAACTAATCATGGCCGTGATAGTATACGAGCTCATCCACAAGAAATAAGATTAAGGAGAGCGCAAGCTCTCCCCGCCCTAGGGCGGTAACTAAATTGTAACATAGTAGTTGATGGTATGCAAGAATTTCAATTTATCCTGTCTTTGATTGGATTAGTAGCTGCATTGTTTGTATTAATTAAGATTTTAAAGAGGTGATAACATGAAAACGGAAGAAGTAAAAAATACCTGGGGCGGTAAACGTGCCGGAGCTGGGAGACCGGTGGGAACAAAAAAGGAAGTCAGCGTTCAGCGTCCGCAGCATCAGCTGAGAGCGTTCCCTGATGAATGGGAACTGATTCGTGAGTTTGCCAGATTGGTAAAGCATGTATCGAAAGAAGAATGCGAGCAGGCTTTAAGCGATTTGGCTGAGGGAAAGTACAAAAAAACCACTAAACTTGATTAAAGTTGGCAAAAGTGCATAGAAGTGCACTATTAACCTGTGCTATAATGTATAATAGCGAAAGCGAGGTAAGAACATGAAAGACATCGTTAAAGCAACAGATGTACTTGCAGCAGGTTTTCTGGCGCTCACTATTTACAGCGGGCTGCTTAGCACGCAAATGGGTGGCAAGCTGTTGTTCGGTTATCTGGTTATTCGCTTCATACTCAAAAACGCAACAAAATAACAACGTGAGCCGCAAGGCCGGAGTGAAAAAACTCCGGCCTTTTCTATACCCAAAAACTAACTAAAAAACATCATCGCAGGCAGCTTGAAAGAGCTGCTCTTTTTATGCCCCGATTATTACCTTGAGCTGTCGAAAAATACACCGGCATCAACGTAATAATTATGCCAACGTCTTTCAAATCGCTGATGTGCGCACAGAAAAAACAAAGTGCAAGCTGGAAAAGAAACTTTACTTTCATTCTAAAGGTGAAAAACTTGTCCACTCAACACGGACGCTGTCAAGGTACTTCCTTGGGGGGCGGCCCTATGCGGTGGTCGGGCATCGCGCGGCGAAACCGTTGTAAAAAATTCAAAAAAATGGGGGTGGTAATGTATGAATCAGCAGGCGGCTGAGAAGAATCAAAAATGGTATCAAATCACCGCCGATGACCGTCTGCTTTTGTCGACATCCAAAGCTGCCCTCATGATGGGAGTCTCAACCAAAACGCTCGGAGAGTGGGAGCGAGCCGGATGCCCGAAAGAAAGGCGCGGCTGGTATGATTTGGCGGCGGTTATCAGCTGGAAGCGTGAGCAGAAGACTCCGGCGGCCAACGGAACGCGAGAAGCACGCAAGACTGAAGCTGATATCAGATACAAGGCAGCTAAAGCGGCGATTGCTGAGCAGGACCTGAAGGTTCGCACCGGCAAGCTTATTGAGATATCGGTGGTCGAAGAAGGACTGACAGATGTGTTTCAAAACCTGAAGGTTTCCATGATGGCCATTGCGGACCATATCATGATGGAGACCTACACGCAATTTCCGGAGCTCGCGCCGCAGATAAGGAGGCTTATAGATGGTTATGTCAGAGCAGCCCTCAACGATGCCGCAAGAAACAGAGGAAAACTCACTGAGCAGCGAGATGCTGGAAAGTTTGGCGGCGATAAGAAAAAAACAAGAGGACGTCCTCGAAAACACAATAAATAAGGCTCTACTAGCGCTGGCGCCGGAGGAACCCATGACTGTATCTGAGTGGGCAGCTCAATACCGCTACATGGGCAAGAACGAAACCTCGCGACCTGGCTTGTGGCGTAATGAGCTTGTGCCTTATTTGGTCGACATCATGGACTCGCTTAACAGCGATAGCGTTGAGCAGATAACCTTCCTGAAGCCTACGCAGGTTGGCGGCACGGAATGCGGCATCAATATCTTAGGCTATATCATAGCGCAGGCTCCGTGCCGTGTTATGTACGTCCTTCCGAACAAGGACGCCATGGAAGATTTTTCGCAGGACCGCCTGCAGAAGGTGCTCATCAGCAACGATTGCTTCAAGGGAAAATATGCGGCCGGAAACAGCAAGAATGCTATGCTGCGTTACGCCGGCGGTTTCTGCAAATTTGGCTCTGCACAGTCACCTACAGACCTCGCTTCATGGTCTGTGCCGGTCATCGTCTTAGACGAAATTGACAAATTCCCGAAAATGTCGGGCAAAGAGGCTTCACCTTTAAAACTCGCTGAGGAACGCACCAAAAACTGGGCAGGCAAGAAGAAAATGTTCTTCTGGTCCACGCCGACGCTCAAAACTGGCCATATTTTCAAGCTTTACGAGAGCGCGGATGTGCGCTATGAGTACCGTGTTCCCTGCCCGTTCTGCGGCGAAATGCAGCCTTTGGCATGGAAATACGTCAAATTTGACGCGCATCAGCCTGCGACGGTCGTTGAGCACAATGCTTATTACGAGTGCTGCCATTGTCACGAGCATATAACCGACAAGGATAAGCCGGATATGCTGCTGGGCGGGCGCTGGTTTCCGCTCAATGAATGCGACGGACAGCCGCGCAGTGTCGCCTATGGCCTAAATTCCCTATATAGTCCGTGGGTAACATTTGGCAAGATGGCGGCGGAATTTGTCCGCTCCAAAAACGATCCGCTGCTTTTGATGAACTTCGTCAATTCTTGGCTGGGCGAGCCGTGGGAAAGCAAATCGGCGGTTATGGATGCAGATATTGTCATCCAGCACAAAACAGACTGCCCGATGTATGTCGTACCTGAGTGGTGCCAGCTGCTTACTGGCGGCGTTGACGTACAAAAAGGCTACATGTACTGGAAAATTGACTGCTGGGGACCGGGAACAACATGCCAGACGCTGGCTTATGGCAAGGCGCTGAATTGGGATGAGCTGGAGCAAATCATGGATACGACCTGGACGGGCGAAGATGGTGTAACTCCTTATCAAGTTTGCATCTATGGCATAGATACAGGCTATCGCACGGAAGAGGTTTATGACTATTGCTGGCGACATCAGGGCGTTGCGTTCCCTGTCAAAGGCTCATCCACACAGATGGCGGCATATTTGAGGCCGTCGAACATTGAACCGAAGATGCCAGGACGTATGCCTCTGCAGCTGTGGATAGTAAATACGGACCAATACAAAAACGAAATAGCTCAGCGTCTGGAGAATCCAATAGGCCGCGGCAGCTGGATGCTGAACAGGGACTGCGATTTGGAGTTTGCTGAGCAGATTACGGCCGAACACCGTATCATTGACGATAAAGGTCACGAGCATTGGGTAAAAAAGACAAGCGCAAAGCAAAACCACTTGCTGGACTGCTCTGTATACGCTTTTGCTATGGCGGATTTGGTCAATATGCGTGCACTTCAGGACGTGATTATTGATTCTGTGCCCGTCGTGCAGCAAGAACCGGAAAAGCAGGCAGGCGAGATGGTTATTCCGGAGCCGCAATTCAAGATTTAGAGAGGAGACAAGACATGATTACCATCGAAGAGCTTGAGCGTCGGAAAATTGAGGTTGACGCAGCTATCAGCAACATCATGCGTACAGGTCAGCTTGTACAGACGCGAAACGGCAGGGTAGAACACGCTAGCCTTAATGAGCTGCGTGCTGAAAGAGCGGCCATCGAGCAGCAGATAGCTGACTGTTATCGTTCTTCAGCTGGCGACAGCTGGGGAACCAAGGTGAATTTCGTTGGAAGGGGGTGATACTTATGCAAAGACAAAGAAATCCTACCGCACTGGAGCGCTTGTCTGTAGGAATAGACAGGGTTATTGGCGTATTCGCTCCCGGCTGGGCGGCAAGACGCGCCATGAATCGCCTGAATATGAGGCTGACATCTGCTTACGAAAGCGTACCTACGTGGCGCAATAGCTCCGATTGGCTGCCGACTGACGGGAAGGGCGAGGCCATCAATGCTCCGAGCAGAGATTTAGCCAGAAGCAAGGCCCGTCATCTCGAAAGAAATTCGGAGCTGGTAAACAGCATCCTCAATGCCTTTGAGCGCAATGTTGTCGGCAAAGGCTTCAACCTGCAGGTACGCACTGACGATGCAGACTGGAACAATGAGGTCGAGAATTTGTGGGCAGAATGGTGCAGGCCGGGTAACTGCGATGTTACAGGTCGCTTCTGTATGACAGAAATCCTGAAGCTTATAGTCCGTAGACGCATTGTCGATGGCGGCATCCTCGCCTTACGCGTCACCGACAAAAGCAGCACTATTCCTTACCGTCTGCAGCTGATGGAAGTGGATAATATCCGCGGCGACGGCTCTATTAAGAGCGCAGCCGGAAACCCTATCATTGGCGGCATCGAGGTAAACGAGTATGGTAGGCCGCTAAGCTATTTTTTGGAAAAGGCGACGGTAGACATTACCTCTACGCCGGAAGTGGAAAAGGTACCTGCTGAGCGAGTTTTCTTCCTGGCTGACAAAACACGGCCTAGCGAGGTCCGCGAAATCACGCCGTTGGTACGTGCGTTGGATGAAATCCGCGATTTAGAGGAGTTTTTCAACGCTGTATCCTTTAAGCAAAAAATTAATGCGGCTGTTGCTGTGTTTATCACAACGCAGAAGGATGCCGTGGCCAGCATTGGCCGCTCTGTTATGCAACAGCAGCAGGCGCAGGATAATAAGCCTAGCCAACGTATTGATGCAGGCTCAATCAAATACCTGGATCCGGGGCAAGACGTCAAAACTCTTGTACCTGCCGGTCAAAGTAGCGAGCTTGCGGACTTTAACTTGTCCATAAATAGGCGCATTGGCGCTGGACACAACCTTTCATACGAGATGATGACGCGCGATGTGTCTATGGTCAATTATTCCAGCGCTAGGCAGAATCTGCTAGAAGACTGGAAAGTGTTCGAGGGTGAGCAGCAGTTTATCATTGAGCATTTTTTGAATTTCGTACTGGAAGATGTGGTTACGGCTGCTTATCTGGCTGGACGATTACCTCACGCACCAAAGGATTTTATGGCCAACCGCCCAAAATACCTGAAGCACGAATTTATTGGCCAGGGCTTGCCGTGGATTGATCCGCTAAAGGAAGCGCAGGCCAATCAGGTGATGCTGGCGACGGGACAGATTACATTAAAGGATATTTATGCTAAAAAAGGCAAGGACTGGGAAGAAGAAATCAACCAGCTTGCCGTCGAATTGGAGAAAACGAAGGAGCTTGGCTTAGTAAGAGAAGCTCTTGATACTGCGAAAGGAGATGATGACGATGGCAAGTCAAAAGGAAAGTGATTTGCAAAAGCGCATGAGCATGCCTCGCCAACGTAGCGCCAAGCTGGAAGGCTTTGACGAAGAGACCAAAACGGTCACCATGTCATTTGCCAGCGAGACGCCTTGCCTCGACTATTGGGGCGATAAGGAGATTTTGCGATGTAATGACGAGGCTATGGACACGCAGCGCTTTACAGATGGTGTTATGCCTATCCTGTATAACCATGAAAGGGATATTGTCATTGGTAAACCAACCAAAATCTGGACCGAAAACGGTCGAGCTATGGCCACCATCGAATTTGCCGGCACCGAAAAGGCTCAAGAAATCATGGGCCTTGTGCGTGATGGTTTTTTGAACGGTGTATCTGTTGGCTATCGCGTCATGCAGTGGGAAGTCGTTGAAAAAGGCGAAACCTCTGATGATGGCATAGAGGGACTTGCTTGGATTGCGACCAGGTGGGAAGTTTTTGAAATCAGCATTGTTACTGTACCTGCTGATGGAACTGTTGGCGTAGGGCGCTCCCTGCCTTTCAACGCTAACGACGTGGAGCCGCATGAGGCTCAAACAGAAAGAGAGGAAAACATGGAAGAGAAAGAAAAAAACGCTCCTAATGAAGCGGAAATCCGCGCTGCTGCTATTAAGGCAGAACGCGAACGCTGCGCGGCCATTGAAGACCTGTGCCGCAAATTTGACGTTGACGAAGAACAGCGTCAGAAATGGATTGATGGCGGATTGGATATCACCACCATTAATCGCGAATTACTGGAAATCTTAGGTAAGCGCAATAAGCCTGTGCCTAGCGCCCGCTATGATGTTGGCGAAGACCGTAGTAAAGAGATGCGCGCTGTCTATACCGACGCTATCCTGATGCGTCATGGCGTAAATGTGGCTAAGCCGCACGATGGCGCAGACCGCCTGCGTCATATGTCCATGCGTAATATGGCCATTGATATGCTGAGCCGCGCTGGCGTAAGCAATGCGTACACCATGGATGACACCGAACTGTTCAAACGCGCCATGACCACCGGTGCGCTGCCTGCTGTACTGCAGGATGTTGTCAAATACACCATTAAAGAAGGTTATGATGCTGCCAATACCACATATCAGGCATGGGCACATATTGATTCCCTAAATGACTTCCGCCCGGCCAATATCGTGGAACTTGGCGCAGAAGCTGAGCCGAAGCTCATTCCAGAAAATGGCGAATTTACCGACATGAGTCTGACAGAAAGCAAGGAAAGTGTACGACTGGATACCTATGGCCGTTCCTACAGCTATACTCGTCAGGCGTTCATCAACGATGATATGCGTGTACTGACTGAAATTCCGCGCATCATTTCCGGCCGTATGGCTGCATACATCAACGCGCAAGCATACAAAGCGCTGGCTGGCGCAGCCTACAATGCTGCTAACACCGGCACCGCAGGCAGCATCAGCGTAACGTCTTTGGCTGAAGCAATGGAAAAACTGCGTAAAGCCAAAGACAAAAAAGGTCATTTTTTACGCATCATGCCGAAATACCTGATTGTTCCTGTAGCTCAGGCTGTGACCGCTGCGCAGCTGCTGCATTCCGCTGCTGACCCGAACGGTGCTCACTCCGGTGTCAACAATCCATTTGCAAACGCATTCGAGATTATTTCCGATCCAGCACTGGATGCGTTGAGCGCTGACGCTTGGTATTTGGCTGCAGCCCCTCAATACGGCTACGGCGTACAGGTAAATTTCCTGAACGGCAATCAGACTCCGATTGTTGAGAGCCAGGTATCCTTTGATACTCTGGGCTGGAAATATCGCATCTACCATGACTTTGGCGTAAAAGCTCTGTCTACTCTGGGCGTTGTTAAAAACGCTGGCAAATAAGGAGAGGTGAATAATAATGGCTAACGAAAATGCTGTTTTCCGTCGTAATGGCGATAAAATTGATTACTCCTGCACGGGTGATGTTGCTGCTGGCGACATTATTAAGCTGCCCAGTGGCTTGGTTGGCGTTGCTGAGGCTGGCGGCGCAGCTGGCGACGTTATCGCCTTAACTATGCGCGGTGTGTTTGAGCTCAACTCTGCAGGCGCTATCGCACAGGGAGCGCTTGTATATTTGACATCTGAGGGCAAGGCGACGGCAACTAAAGGCACTAACACCTTGATTGGTACTGCCTGGGCTGCAGCTGCTGCAGGCAGCACTCGTGCGCTTGTAGCCCTCAACGTAGGCGTTGAGGTTGCTGGCGGCTAAAGCTATCTTTTACGGGGCGGCGCTGGCCGTCCCGTTATCTCCATATGGAGGTCAAAAATGAATGAATATATTAAGAAAATCATCCAAAACGCGACTTTTGATGATGGTATTTTCGCGGAAAAAATCAGCTATAACGGCATGGAAATATCGGCCATTGTAGAGGTTGGCGAAAATGAACTGCAGAAGTCACGAGGCGGCTTTAACCGCCTCAGCAACACTGTAGTTGTCAGCGGCAGCGGGTGTTTTACTGTCAAAACCGATGATATCCCCAACCCCAAGCGTGGCGACATCATCGTATATGACAACAAAAAATATTACGTGGCAGGCATTGAGCTTATCGACTCTCTCGGAGGCAGCGTTACCGTTAAGGTGACATGTGATGAGAGGGGGTATCTTAACAGATGATTACTGTAGATATCCGCGACGAGGTAACGCCGCTCATCAAAAGCTATCTTGCAAATAATCCTAAAATGATTGTCAGCCTGACCAAATCAATAGGCTGGTATGTGCAAGGCAACGTAAAAAAGCTGAGCACCAACACCCTGCCCAACAGATGGACCGACCGCGTCCCGCTTGAAATCCGTCGTAAGCTGGACAATAAAGCTCCTAAAGGTTGGCTCGGCAAATTAAAGCGCGCTATCGGCTACGCTTATAATCCTGCTTCTAAATCTGTAGCGATAGGCTGGACCAGCTCGACGGCAGCCATGGAGGGCAAGATACAGGAGTTTGGCGCTAAGCGTCAGGTAACGCCACGGCTGCAAAGATTTTTTGCAGCCCGAGGCGTGCCCCTCTCCGAGCGTAAAAAGCAGATTGATGTGCCAGCGCGTCCAATCTTTGAGCCGGCGATGGAGATTATCCATCCGCAGCTTGGCAGCTACATCCAAAACAAGGTTGCAAGTTATATGGAAAACGGCGGCCATGCCCACACAGCTGGCAAAAGGCGCAAATATGAGGTATACACATGAGCTTAATTGATTATCTCCAAAATGAGGATTTATGCTCCATCGGTGCAAAGCTCGCAGCACACATAGCTGCTGATCAGGAGCTTGCCCGTTACTGCGACATGCATTTTGGCAAAAACCTCACAATAATCGTCGGGCCTCCCGAGGCCTATATGCCGCAGGATATCAACGCACCATATCTGTTTATTCATGATTTCGGCAAAGCCGAGGGCGCTGCCATCAACACAGCGTCTTATGAGTGCGTCTTTTCCCTCGGTCTTGACGTTGACGAGGAAAACGCCGAGCTGCAGCCTGACGTGATTGTCTACGCAGGGCAACAGCGGACAAGCGAGATGCTCACGCTGCTGCAGGATGCTCTGTACCGGTATAAGGGAGGCTGCCAGCCTCCTACCACCGTGGAGCAGCTCATGCCGGGGCTTCCCGGCAACAACTCCCGACACTGGGAGGGATTTTTAACCGCTGTATGGACGTTAGATATCTCCATCGGCGGACAAAACCACTTTTAACTAAGGAGGATTGATTTTTATGGCAAACACCTGCCCGTGGGGCGTAGGCTCCAAGACCAGCACTCTGATTGCGTTTGAGACCGCATACGGCGTAACTCCTGCCGATGCAGCGACCAAAGCAGTCAGAATGCCTTTTAACTCCAACGGCGTCGGCAGCTCCCAAAACAGCACCTCGCCATCTACCATCCGCGGCAACCGTAACCCCGTTGAGCCGATTTTCGGCAACAATGATGTTTCCGGTGACATTGTTGTCCCGGTAGATTACACTGCTTTTGGCTATTGGCTAAAGGCTGCATTTGGCGACCCGACAAGCGCCAGAGTCGGCGATACCAGCGGAAATTATAAACATATTTTTAAAATCAAGGACAATCAGCCGTCCTTGACCGTCGAAAAAGCTTTTCCCGGCATCAACACCTATATCAAGGAGCACGGGTGCAAAGTCAGCAAGCTGTCCTTGTCTGTCGGTGGTGACGGCGAGCTGACCGCAACCCTTAGCATGATGGGCGGCAAAGAGGAAATCACTACCACATCTATGGCAACAAATGCCGTAGAACCTGAGTTTAATCGCGCTCAAAATTTCCAAGCTCAAATCAAAATCGGCGGTACTGTCAAAGGCAAGATGACCTCTTTTAGCATGGATATCGATTTTGGACTTGATGGTGACTCCTATTGTATCGGCGGCCAAGGTTTCCGCGAGGCCATTTGTGAGGGACTGATGACCATCAGCGGTACTGTTGAGGCATTTTTTGACTCCAAAGAGTATATCACCATGGCCGAGGCCAGCACCGAGACCAGCGCCGAGGTGGTTATCTCCAGCGGCACCTACTCTCTGAGCATCCTGCTGCCGGAAATCAAATTTGCCCGTACCTCTCCCGGTATCGACGGCCCTGGCGGCATCAAACAGAGCCTTAATTACAATGCTTATTATCAGGATGACAGCAACGCCAGCGCTGCCGTTGTTACCCTGACCAACAAAAATACCAGCTATTAATCGGAGGGAAAACATGAGCGAAGAATATATCTTAGAGTGCCGCGGCATGAATTTTGACGAATACTGCAAGTTGGAGGACCTCCAGAAAGAGTATCAATCCAAACACCCGGATGACAAAACCGGCTTAGGCCGCCTGAACCTCAATTATGTTATGCACAACATTTATCCGGATGCTCCCGTTGAGCGTATGACCGTTGGTGATGTGAGCGCAGTTTTTGCCCGCACTATGGAGCTGAGCGGCATTGTCCATGAGAATGAGATAAAAAACTTGAAGACTGCGTCCGCTGGCAGTACGAGCGCAGCAGCTATTGCAAAGACTGCCGCAAAATAAACCCTGATTTTGACTGCAAAACCTGCGAGTATAGGCCGCCTGACGTTATGTCGGGCAACTCGCAGGCTATGCATATCCGAGAGCTTACGAGTAATTGCCGTAATTATGTTGCCGGCATGGCGGGGATGTACTGCATCAGCTATGACTGGCCGGGGATTGAGAGCATCTGCCGCATGAGCGGCATCACTCTCAACAAGGGCATAATTAAGCAGCTGCGTATGCTCGAGGATATTGATCTAAAATATCTCAACCAAAAGGAGGCGTCCGTAAATGGCTAAAGTCACGGAAACAAGGGTAAAAATAACACTGACCGACGCAATGAGCGGACCTCTGCGCAAGATTGAGGGCGAGGCTACGGCTACAAGCAAAGCTGTAATCAATCTCAGCAGCAGCCTTAAAAATTATGCATCCATGGGTGCACAAATGGCTGCCGGTGCGTTTGGTTTTACAGCGCTTAGCGACAGCATTTCCAAGCTGGTTAGCGCTGGCCTGCAATTTAATAAGGCGATGGAGACAAATGCCATCGGTATGGCAGGCATCTTAACCTCCATGACCACCCTCAACGGCAAAAACATGGAATGGAATCAGGCGCTAAAGGCTTCTCAGGGAATTATCAAAGGTCTGAACGAGGATGCTCTGAAAACCGCAGCTACATCAGAAGAATTAGTTGGGACGTTTAGAGCGCTTTTAGGTCCGGGGCTTGGCGCCGGCATGAAGATTGACGAAATTCAAAAGCTGACGACCACCGGCGTTAACGCAGTAAAATCCTTAGGCTTATCTGGCCCACAGCTTATACAAGAGCTGCGCGATTTGGTGCAGGGAGGCATTACGCCTGCGAGCAGCACGCTGGCAACGGCTTTAGGATTGACGGATGCTGACATTAAGGCCGCAAAAGCTAGCAGCGAAGGCTTGTTCAATTTCTTGATGGAGCGACTTAAAGGATTTGAACGTGCAGCGCAGGAAACGCCTAACACCATTGCCGGTATGGAAGACCAGCTCAAGGAAGGTTTCTCAAAAGCAATGAGCATTGCTGTGAAGCCCGTCCAAGAAAAATACAAGGAGCTTATGCAGCAGACATCCGGCTTGCTTTTTACGGATAACTTAGGCATAAACGAAGACCTGACCAACAAGCTGCAGACAGCCGGCCAACATGTTGCTAATATGGTCGAAGACTTTAAGTCGATGGGCGAGATTGTCGCTCCTATTGTTGTCCCTGCGGTCGAGGCGCTCGGGACAGTTTTGGGTATAGTCTTAGATAACGCCGGCAAAATCACTTTAGCATTTGCAGCGTGGAAAGCCTTTAAATTTACCCAGAATTTTAACGCCTCTCACTTTGCACAATACGCTGCCAGCGCCCAGACCGCTTATCAAACCGAGAGAGGCGCTGCACAGAGAGCTGCGCAGGTAGTGATGCAGGAAGAAAATAAAAAGCAGACCGCTATCCGTCAGCGTGAAACTGTCGAAAAAGCAGTCACCAAGATGGCCGAGGAGGGCTATGTCCAACTAGCAGCTCAAATCAGATCATTGTCTGCAAAATATCAGCAACTCGGACTGTCGGCTGAAGAAGCTGGCAAACTCCAGTATCAAGCAGCCAAACAGGCTGCACGTGGCAATATCGAGCTCTCTCAAAAGATAATAACAGCACAAACACAGCATTTGGAAGCTGCGGACGCCGCTAATAAGCAGTCCGGTAAGCTCGCCAAGCTCACGGAATGGGCGGGCTACACCGGCGGCGCTCTCACTGCTGTTGGTATTGTCCTGCAAAGCGTCACCGGTGATACTAACAGCTGGGCGTATAGCACAGGGCAGTATCTGACCATGGCTGGCATGGCCATTGAGGGCGTAAGCATGATGATTACTGCCCTCAGCAAGCTGCGTGACGCTTACAAAGAGGTTGCTCTCGCTAAAGCTGCAGCAGGCATGCTGTCTGTTGGCGGTGCTGCCATTGCTATCGGTGCAGGTGTAGGTGTTGCGGCAGCAGGCGTGTACGCTCTCACTCACGGAATCAGCTGGGATGAGGCCAAGAGGCGCTATTTTGGCAATCCCAACGCTGGCAAGAGCAGCGAGCCGGAAAAAGACAAGCCGCTCGACAACTCCATGCCGGATATCAGCTCAATCCAGCCTAAGGATTTTGGCGGCGATACCGGTACCGGCAAAAGCAAAGGCGCGGTAGCTGCAGCACGGAAAGCAGAGCGTGAAGCAGAACGTGCAGCGCAGAAGCTCCAGAAAGAGCTCGGCAACGTCCATGACCTGCAGGCAGAGCTTAATCGCAAAATCTTGGAAGATACCGGAGAGGCATCAGCTGTTGCTGCAGCTAAACTGGACGAAGAACTCACCAAAATGAAATCAAAACTTGAAAACGCCGCTAAAGCCGGTGTGTCTGACGAAGAAATCCAAAAAGCTCAAAAACTTATGGATACCTACGCTGAAGCCGAAAGACGTCTGGCCAACAATGACCAGACAATCAAAGCGCATCAGCAGCGTATGGATATGATACAGGCTGAGCAGGACGCTCATCAGCTTACAGCTCGGGAGGCTGACAACTTGCGCCGTGAGGAGCTGACCAGCTATCAGGATAAGCTCCAGCAGATTTTAAGCAGCCAACAGCTCAACACCGAGCAGCGTCTGCAGATTATGCAGGAGTATTCCAACGCCGTACAGGATATGGAGAGCGCCACGGCCGCTGACTATAAAACGGCGTGGGAAGATGCCCTCGATTATATCCGCAACAAGACCTATGACCAGCGTGCAACCATCCAATCAGGCATCGACGACATGTTGGACAGCTTTGCTAATTTTGGGCAAAACATGCTTACCGAAAGCAAGTCAATAGGCGAGCGCTTTGACGATTTATTTAAAAACCTTGCCAACAGCATCATGAACACCATGATGAAAGTCATTATGCAGGGCTTAATAATGAAATCAATCATGAGCATGTTTAGCATGGGCGGCGGTACATCCGGCAGCATCGGTGACGTTAAGATGTATACGGATATGTCGGGATGGTCGCCTGTATCGTTCCACGCCAAAGGCGGTCTGGCCAATGGCTGGGCGGTAGTCGGTGAGCGTGGTCCTGAGCTGGTCAACTTCAGCCAGCCCGGCCGCGTCTATACAGCTGAGCAGACTGCTAAAGCTTTAAACAGCAACGGCAGCCCTAATAACGTAAAAGTTATCATTGAGAACAAATCTGGCCAGCAGGTCAAGGCTACATCTGCCAGCACGCAATTTAACCTCAAAGACATGGTTATCAATGTTGTGCTGGAGGCTGTCAGCAACAATGACGGCGGCATCAACAATATCCTGAAAGGAGCTCTTGCATAACATGGCAACAGCATTAACATGGCCGTCCTCTATAATTGAGCCTGAGTATCCGCTGGCGGAAACGCCGGAGGATGCAGTTATCCGCTCCACGATGGAGGACGGCACAATAAAAACGCGGCCACGCTTTACGCGTAACCGCATGACCTATGAGCTGAGCTGGTCCTCTATGCCGGAGGGCCAGAAGCAGGCTCTGGAAACATTTTTGAGAGTGACCACAAAAAACGGATCTAAGATTTTTAACTGGACGCATCCGTCCAGCGGGAAGCAAATTGAGGTAAGGTTTAGCGAGATGCCTAAATTTAGCCTCAAAGTCAAAAGCTATTGGCAGGTAACAGTCAAGCTGCAGGAGGTGTAGGCAATGGGCGTAACATTATCAAGCGCAGCTGTCGCCTGTGCTAACAAGGTTGACGGCGATGGTGCATATCTGGCGCTGCTGGAAATCATCATTCCGGGCGAGGCAGAGCATATCTATCTTGTCCGTAACAATGAGGATATCTATTGGCGTAATCAGCTGTGGCAGGCGTTTCCGTTTACATTGTCGGACCGTAAGGACGATAACAAGGGCACGCTGTCTAATATCACCATTGATGTGGACAACAGCACTCGTGATTTAGAGTATTACCTCAACCAAGGCGGTGGCGGCGCTGGCAGCAAAGTTATCCTGCGCTGCGTACGTAGTGATGATCTGACAGCAACAGAGCCTGATTTTGAGGAGTATTTTAGCGTTAAATCGACCACGGTTACCGAGAGCAAGGTGAGCTTTAGCTTGGGCAATGCGTACAGCACAAAAAGCCGCCGCCCATGGCGCAGGTATCTCAAAAATACCTGCCCATTTAAATATAAGAGCGTGCGCTGCGGCTGTACGAGCAACCTTGCCACATGCAACCACACGTTAGCCGATTGCCGTGAGCGTGGCAATAGCAAGCGCTTTGGAGCATTTCCGGGCATCCCGCAAGGAGGCGTATATGTATGATTGATTATAGTGATTTGATTGGTACGCCATTTGTGCAGGACGGCCGGAGCAAGGCAGGCTATGACTGTTATGGCCTTACCAAGGAGATTTTTGCCAGATACGGCAAGAATATCGGCGAGTATTGGTGCTGTGTTGACGATAAAGCCAAAATCAACGCTATCTATCGCGGTGCTGTTGCCGACGGCAGATGGCAGGAGGTTGACTATAAGCATGGCGAGCCGATACCTGTACCGGCGCTGGTAGGTCTGCGGTTTAATGCGCCGCCAGGCTGCGTTAACCATACCGGCGTTTACATCGGTGACGGCAAATTTATCCATACGCGTGAGCGCATCGGCGTGTGCGTTAGCTCCATCACAGCCCCGCCCTGGAATAAACAGGTCGTTGGCATTTACAAATTTATCGGTTAGGAGGTAGGTTAGATGGTCAAAGTCATATTTGTTAAAAATCCGTTTAGCCCTGCCCGCGACCGCGTTATCAAGTTATCAGAGGCCGCAGACAGGCCTCTGAATTTTTATACTGAGGAGTTTACCCAACAGCTCCCAAATCAGGAAGCATGGATACAAATTGACGGCCGCAAGGTTGATGCCGTTGTTGAGGATATCAGCAAACTGCCGGTTAAACATGACAGCGTTATTGTTGTCATGCCAAAAGTAGCCAAAGGTGGTAAATCTATCCTAGGCCTTATCGCTGTTATAGCTCTGTCTGTTGTGGCCATGGGCGTAGGCAACCTCCTAGCTGTTGGCGGCGGCTCGTTTTTTGCTGGCGGTGCTGCGTGGGGCGCTGCATCCTACATCGGCGCTGCAGCCGTCATGTTTTTAGGCAACTGCCTTGTGAGTCGTTTTTTTGCCCCAAAAATTGACGCGGGCAAGTACGGCGACAAAGAGGACCCGACTTACAGCTGGAGTGGCGTCAACACGATGGATGGCCAAGGCAACGGCATCGCCATTACCTACGGAAAAGTCAAAAGTGGCGGGCAATCCATCATGAAATTTACCAGTAATGACGGCAACGACCAATATTTTAATTGGCTCGTTGCTGCAGGCGAGGGCGAGCTGTCTATCTCTGATATCAAACTCAACAGCAATCCCGTGGAAAATTACGAGAGCGTTACCCTTGATATCCGCAACGGCACAAACGATCAGGATGTTATCCAAAATTTTAACGATACAATCCTGACAAAATCCGTAGCCTACGAGATAGCCAACAATGAGTGGCGTACGGACCAGCTAGAGGGCAACAGTACCGAGGGTATCATCATCGAGGTGGAATGCCAAAACGGCCTCTACCATGCCAACGATAACGGCTCTCTGGGCACAGCTTGGGTAGATATCCAAGCTCAGTATGCTCTTGTAGGCTCTGATGACTGGACAACCTTTGTGCAAGCAGGACGCTATGCCAAAAATAACGCGCTGGGTGCCGTGGTAGTCGACAGCTCTCGGCGTGAAGACAAATACAGAGTCATAATATCGTCTGCAAAAGACTCTGATGGCTACATCATAGATAATCAGATACGCGTCAGCGTCGGACCTAATATTATTATTGGCGCCGAAACCAAGACCATCACTAAAGGCGAGACCGGCACAATCGATATCTATGGTTTTAGGTTTGATAAGGCCAAGTTGCTGGGTGCATCCAAGGGCTTATACACCATTGAGATGGCGGACTCGGAAAACCGTATTACCGGCGCAAAGGCAGGCAATGTGCGTCGTCAATTTAGAGTCGATAACCTGCCGGCGGGCCGATACAAGGTACGCGTGACCGTCACCGACCGCAGTGCCGAAATCGACAGCAGCCGCGATGCCGTGCGCATCTGGTGGACTCAGCTCAGCAGCATTATCTATGATGATTTTTGCTACCCGGGTGTAGCTCTCCTAGGCATCAAGGCCAAAGCAACCGACCAGCTAAGCGGCGGTCAGCCACAGCTGGAATTTATCAAAGAGCGTGCGACAATCTATGCGTGGAATCCTGCCACGCAGGCCTATGAGGCAAAGGCAGCCAACAACCCCGCGTGGGCAGCGTATGATTTTATCCATGGAGCTGAGCGCCTCATGGATATCAATAACCATGCGTATGTCTATGAGTATAAAGGCGTGCCCAAAGAGCTGATGCTCTATGACCAATTTAAGCAATGGGCCGATAACTGCGACAGACTCAACCTTAAAATCAACCTTGAGGTTACCACGCTCAAAGATTTTTGGACGATTGTTAACCAAGACATTGCCCCTGTTGGGCGTGGTATGGTGGTGCAGTTTGGCACAAAATTTGGCTGCATCTATGACCATGCTACTCAGCCTGTGCAGCTCTTTACGATGGGCAACATTGTGCAGGGGAGCTTCAGCCTGTCCTACCTCTCGACCGATGAGAGGGCAGACAGCATCGAGCTGACCTACGTCGACGCAGAAAAAGAATACGAAAAAACCACCCTCACAATCTACTCCGATGATTACGATACCCTGGATATCCCTAACCAGCCTACGCAGATAGCTATGCACGGCATAACCAGCTATGAGCAGGCATACCGTGAGGGCAAATACCAGCTGTATTGTAATCGGTTATTGACAAAAACAATCAGCTTTAAAGCTGATGTTGAGGCAATCGGCTGCATGGTGGGCGATGTTATCCAAGTTGCTCACGATGTACCGCAATGGTCCATTTCCGGCCGCGTGCTGGAGGCGCTCGACGATGGCAGCGTTATCCTGCCTATTGATCCGGATGAGCTGCAGCTGAGCCCCGCACGTGACAACCTGCTATATCCGGTAGTCACCGAGGCAACATATATAGCAGGGCAGACCTCGAGCGTTATCGGTTATCAGACGTTAAAGTCCGGTGTTGCTGAGCGTTTTGGTAAATGTACAGTAAGAGTAACCTGCGAGGTTGAATATATCAACGCAGCGTTTACAAGGTCGACAGGCTTTAGGCGTGCGGGCCTTGAGATGTATTATGCGACCACCAGCGGCCAATATAATTACGTCGGAGCGTGGGACGTAATTACAACAACGTCGCTTATCACCAAGACCATACAGCTCGACTCGCTGGTGGAAATCCCCGAGGCCGTGTCGGAAATCAGCAGCATTGAGGCTGTCGGCGTATATGTACAAGGCTGTACCACCGGCAAGGTTATTATCCGTAACGCAAAAATGGAATTTGTCGAGAGCGGCGCCAACGCCAGCGATTATGCGCTGATGATACGCAGCAACGAAGATAACACACTGACCACCTACAGCCTGACGAGCTTATCCGGAACGTATGGCGAGGTCAAGGCTGTTGCTGTCGGCAACAAAATCCATGCAGAGGACGGCGATTTGTTTAGCCTCGGAAAGGTAGATGCCGTTGTCAAACCGTTTACGGTTACCGGCATAACTCGCAGCAAAGACCTGGAATACACAATAACTGCTATCGAGTACGCCGACGGAATTTTTGACGAGAATTATACCATCCCGCCGAAAGACACAACGCTCATCACCGACCCCAACGCTGTTGACGTTATCAACCTTGATGCGCATCAGGTTGGGTGGAAAGATAAGCTCGGCAGACAGATGAGTCATCTATATATCAGCTGGGCGATGCCCGAGGGGGCGCAGGCTGACAGCTTTACGGTCCTGCTCTCCAAAGACACCGGCAGGACGTGGAGCATGCTGACAACAACCACCAACATGTCGGCTGAGGCTGACGTGACGGCTTATACGGTCTACTATGTCAAGGTTATCACCAACTACCGGTTAAAGCAGAGCAGCGGCGCTGTATGCGGACCGGTAAGCGAGGGCACGGATGAGCTGCCGCCTAACGTCACAAAACTTGACGTTGAGGTGCTGCATAACGGCACCCGCCGTTATTACTGGGACTTTGATTATCCCAACCCCAACGATATAGCCGGGTTTAGATTTAAATACATCCAAGGCAGCGCCGCAAATTGGAACACAGGTTTCCTCGTGCAGGACGGCCTAATCACCGCCCAGCCGTATGAAACAGCCACCGTCCGTCAGGGCGTGCATACGATAATGATTAAGGCCGTAGACAACGCAGGGCAGGAGAGCGCCAACTTTGCAACGTGTCTGGTAGACTTCGGCGAGCCTTTAGAGGACAACGTGCTGTATAAGTTGGATTTTAGCAGCAACCATTGGAGCAACATCCAGAGCAGCGGCTCAGTAATGCTTGACGGCTACATCCACAGCAAGCAAAACAGCACCCATTACATCGCTTCGAGCAATTACTATTGGGACAGCCCGACGGCTAATTTTTGGGGCTCGCTGATGTACCAGGATTTTTATGTGGAGGCAACGCTAACAGCTCCTGCATCCGGTAACTTTTACGTGCTATACGATATTGTTAACGCAGCCAACATCCTTTATAAGGTTATTGACCGCGACAACATCTATAAGCAATACTCGACTAAATTTAAAGTCAACGCCGGTGAGCGTATATCCTTGCGGTTTGAGGCTCCGTCCGGAAGCGAGGAAACGGTCCTTAAAAAGCTGATTGCCGTTATCGACGTACCGGACAGGGAGGAGCATTTTGAAAAGCTCGTCATCCCTGCTGAGGGCTTGGAGCTGCCGATAGTTACGCCTAACTATCAGACAACGGCTGTCAAGATTGACTCTATCAGCAGTACGCTGCAGGGCACATATCAGCTAGATATCGTGAGCCGTACACCATGCAAGATACGTTTTTACCGCATCAACAATGATGCAGGGTGGAGCCGTGACCCCGTGGCCGTCACGGCAAACATTACATGGCAAGGTTTTGAAAAGGAGGTAATTTGATGGCTGTAGATGGCGTTTTTGTCCTCGATGAGAAGCAGGGCAAGAGTTATAACCGCATTGACACAGCCGCCAGCTGGCAATCAGTCAATCCTGTGCTGGGTGCCGGGGAATTTGGCATTGAGAAGCTGGCTGGCGGAAAATGTAATTTAAAGGTGGGCGACGGAGTGACCGCATGGAACAGCCTGCCATACCTCGTGAAAAACGGTTAGAAAGGAGTGATGCTAAATGTCACTACCCAAGATTTTAGATTTTAATAATTACAATCGTTATCCCGGTGACAGCAACCCGACAACGGATGCTGACATGCAAGATTATCTCAGTAATCAAAACGAGCTGGCCAAGGCGCTGACCGACCGACTTTGGCAGCCAGAAACACAATACAAGGTGGGAGACCTCGTAGCATCTCCCTCCATGCCGCCGGGACTTGTAGCCGTCTGCGTTATTGCAGGCGCTACGTCCAACGTCGAGCCGACGTGGACGGGCAATGAAACAACAGTTGTTGATAATTATTGTACGTGGGAGATGCGCCTTGCCTATAGTTATGCGCTGGCGACCAACACCGAAGTTGGGCTGGCATACAAAGAGCAGCCCGTTGATGATTCACATTTGCTTAACCTCGGCGTGTTGCCGATGATATTTAAATGCGCTCAGCGCAAGCTCGGTACGCTTTTTGGCTCGGATGATGTTTTGCCGCAAAAATACGGCGGCACAGGCGTGAGCGCTGCCAGCGCAGACGCATTGCTCAAAGCGCTCATCGGCAGCGGCTCCATCGGCTCCAGCAGCCAGCCTATCTACTACAAAGACGGCAAATTGTACGCTGGCGGTTATACGTTTAGGCTTAACCACAACACTACTGACGATAAAATCCCTGTTTTTTCTAACGGCGTGCTTGACTACATCCTAAAGAGCGAGCTGGCCAACGCAACTACAGGTGGTGGCATCATTGCTGCCAACCTTGCACAGAACGGCTATGTTAAATTTAGCAATGGGCTAATTCTGCAGTGGGGAATAATTCCTGCAACATCAGGAAGCTATCCCACAATTACTCTTCCGATTGCTTTACAGGAAAAATATTTTTTTGCAGCTGGAAAATATATTGATTATGCTTCTTCAAGCGGTAATGAATACGGCTATATTTATGATAAAACTTTGAAAGACTTTAAAATTGTTTATGAGAGAAGTGCTCCCATGACTTGGATTGTTATCGGACGATAAGCAGTGGGGAAATAGCGACGTGGCTAACCAAGATACCACGGTAACGTTTCCTATTGCGTTCGGTGTCTTATACAGTGTTGTCGGTGTTCCGAAAAGTAGCAGTGTTTTAAGCGGCAGCAACAGCAATTTCGGGGTAAAATCGCAAAACAATAAGAGCTTTGTCGCCAATATGTACGACAGCGGCAATGGTTATGCAGGCTTTAATTGGTGTGCTTTTGGTAAGGCTTAGGCTTTGCTGATGGCTATCCACCAAAATCCAGCATAGCCGTTGCCTGTATCGTAAGAGCCCGCTTGAAACGTCTTGTTGGTTACGTTTGAGACATATTGGCAATTTTGAGAGCCCGAGCAGCCATAGTTATTTTCTGTGCGCGCCACCGCTATCACTGCATATGTCACGGATGTAGCTATAGGCAGTGTTATGGTAACATTACGCGTGCCAGTTGTATAAACTCCCCACTGCTGTTAAATACCCAAGGACAGCCAAAAAGTCATATCAAACGACTGGTATTGGTGGTCTGGTGCAGCACCCACGATATCAAAGGTTTTTAGAGTTACATTGCGACTATACAAGTCTATTGTTGATGTGGATGAAGCAGTCATATAAGCATTCAAACAGTATAGTTTGGTATGAGCAAGAGGAAATGTTACTGTTACACCATATGAATTAACAACTCCCCACTGCTAAACGCCTATAGCCAACAAGAAGAAAGATATATCCTCTTTCAAGCTCATATATCCCTGCCATTTGTTTAACGAGTAGGATGTAGTCTTAAAAGCGTTATAAGCTGCATTGTTAGAACCGCCACTACGCATAGCAAGCTGGATGCTAAACACGGCTGACTTAAAAGATTGCGGGTATGTCCATGTATAACTAGCTGAACCGCCACCGCTAAGAAATCCCCACTGCTAAACACCGACAGCAATATAGTTGATGTTCGTGCCATTGTATGTCGGCCAAGTCATAGATCTATTATTTCTGGTAATCCAAGATGTGTTCTGAAAGGTAGCGCTGCTCCATGATTCCTGAGCTGTAGTAATACAGTAAAATTTTTGAAACGGTATAGAGAAATTAAGCGTTGCGTCGGTACTTCTTCCCCACTGCAAATCTAAAACCGCCCCAAAGGGCGTAGAAAGGAAAAAATATGAACGATAAACGTGTAAATCAATATCTTATCCTGCCGGAAAATGGCAACAGAAAAGATACCAAATTAGCCGTTGAATATGACGAAGCTCAAATCGCCGATTACCTTAAACAAGGCTATGTCATTGTCAGCCACGATGATTTTAACAAGCTCATTGGCAATGCCAACGGCGAATACCTCATCGCTGATGACGGCAGCGTATATCCTAAGCCTGCTCCTACCGATGCAGAGCTGCTGCCTGCGGCTAAGCAGGCAAAACTCGCTGAGGTCAACCAACGGACAGCAGCCAACATCACGGGCGGTTTTGTCAGCAGCGCCAGCGGCGAGCCTGTGCGTTATGACAGTGATGTAGATACCCAGCTTACCATGCAGGGCATCGCCCTCAACGTCGGCACACCGCTGTTTGCGGAAAAATATCCCGACGGCTGCCCCGTACGTGGCGTAGCTGATGGCAAGGACAGCAAGGCTGTGTATCTGCTCAATCCGCAGCAGGTGATGCAATGGATGGCTGACCTGTCCATGCATATCGGCAGCTGCAAGCAGGCAGGCTGGCAGCTGCAGGCAGAGGTTAACGCCTGCAAGACTGTTGCCGAGGTTGATGCAATCAAGTTATAGGAGGTGATATGCCATGTTTAAGGTTGACAACAACAACATCAGCATGATCAGGGGTGACAGCGGTGTTTTTACAATCAGCATCACCGATACCGACGGCAGCCCTGTTGAGCTGACCGGTGGCGACGTGCTGACGTTTACGCTCAGAAGAGCCGCCAGAAATCCCGCTATCGTCCTGCAAAAAATCATTGCTGACGGCGAGCTGGATATCAAACCAGCCGATACCGAGGGGCTGACGTTTGGAGCGTATGTCTATGATATCGAGCTCAAACGTGCTGACGGCTACGTTGATACAGTGATTCCGCCGCATGAGTTCTTGCTAATGGAGGAGGTGACCTACTAATGAGGTTACATGGTACGCTGACAGCTGCCAAAGGTGAGCTGCATGGTACATTGTCACCCGGCAGAGCCAACCTGCACGGGACATTGTCGGCAAGGTCGGTTATCGGCGCTGAGTTGTACGATGGAGCCTATACGGTACACTCTGCAGCGCATGAGGCACAGGAGCTACCGACAGCAAACAAGCATCTGGTTAAAAATATCACTGTCGAAAAAATACCATACTACGAAACATCTAACATGTCAGACGGTATTACAATCTACATAGGTGACGAAAGAGAGGTCGAAATTTATGGCTGAAAAAACTATATCTAAAGTTGTATACGGCGGTAAAACGCTGATTGATTTGACGAGTGATACCGTTACCGCTGATAAGCTGCTTAGCGGCGTTATCGCTCATGACAAGAGAGGCGCAACCATTACCGGTGCCTGCACCTATGACGCCGACACCAGCGACGCGACTGCTGCCAGCGCAGAAATTTTGAGCGGGAAGACTGCTTATGTCAATAAAATCAAAGTTACCGGCGAAATGAAAAACAACGGCGCTGTTACCGGCAGCATCAGCAGAAAAGCTGAATCGTACAGCATCCCCATCGGTTACCATGACGGCTCTGGCAAGGTTGCTATCAGCTCCACCGAGCAGGCCAAAATCATTGCAACAAATATCCGCGCCGGTGTATCCATCTTGGGTGTTGAGGGCACCATGAGCGGTACCGAGGGCGCTAAGGCGCAAGCTAAGACTGCTACGCCTAAGACAACGGTGCAGACCATCCTGCCGGACAGCGCGGCCGGATACAACTACCTTACACAGGTTACCGTTAACCCTATCCCGTATAACGAGAGCGACAATGCTCAGGGTGGAAAAACTGTTACCATAGGCTGAGGAGGCTGAAAAATGGCAGTGAATAAAGTTATATACGGCGGTAACACGTTGGTAGACCTTACCGGTGATACTGTCACCGCTGCCGATTTGGCAGACGGAGTAAAGGCAACAGGCGCGGATGGCAATCCTGTTGTAGGGATAATGCAAAAAGTAACAATTGATGCTGAGCTGTCGACCACTAGCACTAATCCGGTCCAAAACAAGGTGATTACCAAGGCTATAGCCAACATGGGCGGCGGTGGCTCGGGCGATTACTTGCCGTTAACTGGTGGTACAGTAACCGGCGGCATCACAGCGCCAAACTTCCAGACCGGCTCGGGGACGGAGAATTACTTCCAATGCCGCAAATTCCGCGGCGAGGGCGATGCTAATACCTACTTTCACGCTATAGATTTTGGCTACTCCGGGCACGATAGCGTCGGCTTCTACGAGTATGATGCGAACTGGAACTTTTATCAATGCACCACAGGTACAAAATCTGGAGCCGTCCTTGTCGGTAACATCAACGGCAACGGCTGGAACGGTGGGGCACGGCTGACCGGAGCGCCGACAGCACCGACGGCTGCTGCCGGAACCGATAACACGCAGATAGCTACCACGGCGTTTGTGCAGACGGCTGTTGGCGGCAAAGCTAACACATCAGACCTTGCCGATTTTGTCACAACATCCGGACAAAATTTGTGGAGAGCGCAGCAAACGTTTAACCTTGCGACGCTTGGCTATGAGCAATACTCAGCGCCTTACAGCAGCACCAATTCGGTTAGCCCATCTACCTCAGCCGCCTCTTATTATGCAACAGGGGCGTTTGCCCTTAACCTTGCAACCCTTGCTGCGCTGCTCAGCAGCAATCAGTCAACTGTGTTTACGGCCTACATCACTGCTGGCGGTGATTATGCGCTGTCCATCACCAACGGCGGCACGATTAAATATATCGGTGCTGCTTCCGACTTAGCAATCACCAGCGCAGGCCTGCTGCTCAACATCCTTATGACCAAGGACAGCTACGGCAGCCTGACCAGCATCGTGCAGGCCAACAAACTGACATGAGGTGACAAGCATGGGACTTAATCGCATGATGTTTGCCAAACAAAAATCTGCCGGCAGCGGCGGGGCTACCGGAGATAACGCCTTTGTAATAACGATGGGCCAGCAAGGCAGCCAATACGGTTACAGCCGATATAACGCCAATATAGGCGAGGTTACTGGCGAGGTGTACCATGATGGCAAAGCAGTAACCCTTGTCATGACCTGCTATTACGGCGGCTGGCTAGATGTTGCCTTTAAAGTTGACGGCGTGACGAGCGGCAGCTATAACATCAACCTTAATATCACGCCGCTTGAAACGGGTGTAACTGTTAATTTGACAGTAGGCAAAACGTCATATCAAGGTAGCTTAGTAGGATTTTATGCCTATGTGCAACGTGTGCCGTCAAATGTGTCCAGCATGTTTACTGCTGCTAACGTCGGCAAAAAATATAAAGTCGAAATTGTATTTAACTAAGGAGGCAGGCCGTGAAAACATATACATACAAGGATGATACCTATAACAACCTCTATGATTTGTCGGAGGCTATGGGGCAGGATGGCACGTTTATCCCACTCAGCATATCGGATGCTGATTTGGAATGTTTGGGCGTAGCCATCGGTGAGGTTGAGGAGCCGCTCGAAAACGTACGCGCCCATAAGATTTTTGAGCTTAAGGCTGAGCGCGACAGCAAGGAGGTTGAGCCGATTGCGTGTGACGGCCATCTATACGATTACGACAGCAAGGCTCGCGACCGTATAGCAGCTGCTATTATTGCGCTCGATGTAATGGGAGCTAACGCATCAATCATCTGGACTACGGCAGACAACCAAGATATACAGGTTACTGCCGACGATTTGCGTGCCGTTGTCGCGTCTGTTGCTCGACGCTCCAACACCTTACATATAGCCTATCGCGAGGCTAAGGATAAGGTAGAGGCTGCGAGCGATGTTGCAACCATTAAAGCTGTTACCTTAGACGGGCGATAACGGTTAAAGCCAGCAACCATGCGGGTTTGAGCTATGTCCCCAACATGATTGTCGGGGAGTAACACGTTAGCAACATCAAATCCCAGCAGCGGCAAGGCCTAACAGCGCCAGCACCTACCAATTAAGCAACACGTTAGCAACACAGCCTATATCATATCAATAGCCTTTTTGAGCTCATGGAGCGACTTATGTGTATATACGCCCTTTGTCACTCCTTGACTGGCGTGGCCTAAGATACGTTTGACGGCCGTCTCGTTAGCACCGGCATTGTCGAGCATCGTGGCGCACGTATGCCTGCACTCATGCGGCGTGTGATGGTAGTTTGTCGCGTCCATGACATTATCAAAGCGCGTCCTAAAGCGATGATAGGACAGAGCAGCGCCGTCATCTACCGTGATGAGCGTTTTGCCAGGCTTATCCATCCACAGCTTAAAGTAGGGCAGAGCCTTGCGGCTGATTGGTACAGCTCTGTTTCTGCCAGCTTCAGTCTTGCTGTCCCGGATGATGTAATAGCGCTGCTTAAGTTTAACATCTGCTTTGAGGACGGACAAAAACTCACTCGTCCTCGGTCCGCTGTATATCATCATCACAACAGTTTGAGCCCAGCAGGACAACGGCTCATCGCTCTCAGCCAGCTTTTTAACTCGATTGAGCTGGCGGGTGTTAAACGGCTTTTTTGGATATTTGGTAGCCTTGCGGTCGATATCGACAAAACGCGAGGCATCCGCTGTTGCCGGTATAATCTCGTATTTGATTGCATAAGTATAGAGGTTATGCATGAGCTGCCTGCATTTTTTCTGGCTGGCGTATCCGATGCCGGCCGTACTCATATCATGGATGATGGCCTGCAGGTCCTGCAGACGCAGCTTGACAAATTTGGCTGCATGGATAGCCTGGCAATGGCGATAAGCTGCAGCATAATTACCCCGCGTGCTCTTGGCGATTTTTGGGTAATGCTCGGCCGACCAGAGCAGGAATACCTCGGCAAATGTTATCTCGGAGGCGTTAAATAATGATGGGTCTCGATTATACGCAACAAGGTACGAGAGGGCCGCCTCGTAGCTCTCAAAGTAACCGATGGGCTTTTGCTTGCCGCTAATATATTTTTTGGCGACGTATGGTTTCCGGCGGCGTTTGTCGCCGTAGTAACTGATGCTGCCAAATCCGTTTGGCAATTTTAATCGTTTTTGCAAATTAAATCACTCCTTATAATATATTGCTATTATTATAAGGGAATGGGAGGAACAAAATGAATTACAAATTATTTTTTGAGTCGGCCGTAGCTGCCGGCAAGACCTTAGGCACTGGCTGGAGCTATAAGGCGGCTGCGACCGCTATCATGGTATTATTGCTGCACAAACATGCCGTGCTGTTTTATGCGTTTAGCCTGCTGGTGTTTGTCGACTGTTTTACAAAATGGGTAGCAATCAGCTATGAGTATCTCAAAGCTCAGGGCGTGGCCGACCCTGGCTTTTTAAAGTCGGTCATCGGCATCAAGCGCGCCCGCGAGGCAGGGGAAATCAAGAGTGAAGTTATGAAGCATCGCTTTTTGGGCAAAATCGCTGTATACCTTGTCTGTGTGATGGCTGCTGCCACGGCTGACCTTATCATGGTGGAGCTGAGTAAACCTGCATGGGCTGTGAGCACCATCATCGGCTATCTGACCGCGACCGAGCTGCTTAGCATCGTGGAGAATCTCAACGCAGCTGGCGTGGAAGCTGTGCAGGGGCTGATTGACAGCATAAAGAAAAAAAGGATGTGATAACATGGACCTTAGACATCTTTTAGCACACGAGGTAGCTGCTGGCATCATTGCCACCAGCATTGAGGGCGCATATGACTCCGTCAGCTGCAGCACTGCCGGCAATTACCCCAGCATGGGCGTGAGCCAGTGGGAGGGCGGCCGCGGGGATAACCTCCTGAGCTGGATTGACGGTGGCCGTAAATTTATCGGCCGCACATACTCCGATATTGTCAGCTCCGGCGAGCTGGATGAGCTGCGTGCGGTACTCGACAGCGAGCAGGGCAGAGTTGCTCAGATGGAGATACTGGCAGCCGACTGCCTCGATTATATCGACGCGCTGATGCCGTACATCAGCGACAGCAAATGCGTAATTTACGCTGGCATGTGGTGCCCGACCAGCACAAACGTTGTACGTGTTTTTGTCTGCAACCGCAAGAACTGGGGCTATAACGTCAACGACCTGTCCGCTCTGGCGGATGTGTTTGAGGAGGAGTATTATGTGGCTGCTGCCGTCGGCAACGCCTACAAACAAGGCTATGCCAACAGGGCGAGAGCTACATATAATTATCTTGCAGGGCACGATATAGATTGGGGGCTGCTTGATGTATGACAAATCGTGGATATATCGCATCGGCGTTATGTGTCTGTGCGCTGCTGTCGGCAGCTACATCCTGTACACCTGCCTCAGCAGCAGAGGCGGCGCCCCGGCAGGAGGTAATGGTGAGCGTGCCGCTCAGCAAATTACTCGAGCTGCAGAGCTTAATCAACAGGCAGGAGCTGCGGTTAAATCAGCTGCAGGAGCTGTTGAGCGGGCAGAGCAGCGGGCTGAGTCAGCAGCAGCAGCAAATCAGTCAGCTCAGGCAGGAGTTAACGACTGCCAAAAGCTCGTTGACGAGCTCAGACAAGATAATCGACGAGCAAAATGCATCCTTGATGAGCTTATCAGAGGAGCTCAGACAAGAGCAGCGCAGGACGCGGCGCATTGAGCGGCAGCGTCTATTGTGGCAGGTTGTTGCTGGCGGCGCCGTGGCGTATACGGTGCTTAAATAATAGTTTATATTTGGGGCCAACGCTGGGGCCAACGCGCCTAAAAAATCGCCGAAAACAGGGCGAAAAACAGTAAAAATCAACATTTTAAAAACGCTATTTTTACAAACAAAAATACCCCGCAACCTGCATGGTTGCGGAGTTTCTCTCATGGTGATCCAGGAGGGATTCGAACCCCCGACCCACGGCTTAGAAG